CATCGGTCTTAATAGCGAGTGAGCACAACCTACCCGCAGTAATAGTAGACCATGTCGTCAGAGCTCCGACCTGTTTAGGAGAGGAGTAACTGGACCTGTTGTTTAGGCCGAGCTGACCGAAGCCCCCTTGACCCCAGCTCCAGAGAGTGCCATCGGTTTTAATAGCGAGTGTGTGGTAGAAACCTGCGGCAGCTTTAGACCATGTCGTTAGAGCTCCGACCTGTTTAGGGGAGGAGTAGTAGGTGGTGTTACCTAAGCCGAGCTGACCGCTGCTGTTAGCCCCCCAGCTCCAGAGAGTGCCGTTGGTTTTAACCGCGAGTGAGTGCTGGTAGCAGTCCCCTGTAACACTAGCCCACGTAGCAAGAGCACCGACCTGTGTAGGGGAGGAATACCATGTTGTGTTGCCTAGGCCGAGCTGACCGCTGCTGTTATCTCCCCAGCTCCAGAGTTTATTAAGAGTTAGTCCCGGCCATGTTTCCGCGCCCACCGCCTGCATCTGCGCCTGCCGGGTCCACATTCCGCTGTATCGTGTGTAGGGATAAACGATAGGCATAAGAAGATCCTAGTATTTGAGGGCGAGCGTGTTAGCCCCGGCGTATGTTTTTGCTGGGGCCGACACTAAATACCACGTAGCAAGAGCGCCGACTTGTTTGGGAGAGTTATAAGTAGCTACACCACCCAAACCGAGCTGGCCATAGCTATTATAGCCCCAGCTCCATAGCGTGCCGTCTGTCTTGATGGCTAGTGAGTTGTAGGAACCGACTGTAATTTTAGACCACGTCGTCAGAGCTCCGACCTGTTTGGGAGAGGAGTAGGATGTCGTGTTGCTTATACCAAGTTGCCCATAGGCATTGTATCCCCAACTCCAAAGCGTACCATCGGTTTTTATAACGGCGGTATGCTGATATCCTGCCGCGGCGTTAAGCCACGTAGTCAAAGCGCCGACCTGTTTGGGAGAGGAGTAGTTGGTGATGTTACCTAGGCCGAGCTGGCCATTGTTGTTTCTGCCCCAGCTCCAGAGAGTGCCGTCGGTTTTGATGGCAACTGCACAGAAGTAACCCCCTGTAACACTAGCCCACGTCGTCAACGCGCCGACCTGTTTGGGGGAGGAGTACTGCGTTCTATTGTTTAGCCCTAATTCCCCATAATAGCTCTGCCCCCAACTCCAAAGCGTGCCGTCGGTTTTGACAGCATACGAAGAATAGGAACCAGCGGAAACATTTAGCCAGTTAGTTAGAGCGCCGATTTGTTGAGGAGAAGAAGTTTGAGTCCTATTACCTAGCCCGAGCTGACCGTTGGCGTTATAGCCCCAGCTCCAGAGGGTCCCGTCGGTTTTAACAGCGAGTGTGTGAGCTTGACCTGCGGTGATCTTAGACCACGTTGTCAGCGCACCGACCTGTTTAGGGGAAGAGTAGTTGGTGATGTTGCCTAAGCCGAGCTGACCGTTGCTGTTAGCCCCCCAGCTCCAGAGGGTGCCGTCTGTTTTGATGGCTATACTATACGTGTCACTCGCCGTTAAGTTAGCCCATGTCGTCAGAGCGCCGACTTGTTTAGGAGAGGAATAGCTGGTTATGTTATTGAGACCTAGTTGCCCTTGGGTGTTAAAGCCCCAGCTCCAGAGCTCATATAGATAGGTACCCGTAGGCGCAGCCAGCGGGTTAAAAAGCCCAGCTTGTATCCATCCGCCAAGATAACGCTGACTCATATCAGCTCCTAGTTGATTTCTTCCCAGCTTGTCGTAACGACCAGCGTATTTGCCGTACCTGCGGTGGCACCTACAGACTTATCTTCCAGCAGATAGAACGCAGTAGTCTTGTCCGTGACAATCAGAGAAGCGTAAGCGGGAACAGAAATGGTAGATGCCAGAGCGTAGGCTGTGCCACCTAGCGCCGCAGCACTGTAGACGTTGATCGTGATATTCGCTGCGCTGGCCCCGGTATTGGCAACCACAATGGAGTCGATCTTATAGACCTTACCACTAGAAGCTGCGTTGCTGACCAGAGATGTTGCAGAAGTTGTGCTCAGTGCTGTCGTGCTTGTATTGCCGTAAATTGCACTGACATTAACGATGTTAGGATTTGCCATCGAAATTACCTATAAAATTAGCTGCCGAAGACCATTGCAAGAGCTACCGCTCTACCCTTGTATACCGATGTACTCGCAGAATAGTCACACCAGACATTGACTGTATTCCCCGCTAAGCTCAACGGCGAAGTGGTTCCAGAAGAATTAGCCAAAACCGTAGTACGAGACAAGGTATCCGGCGTTGCATCGGTGACTGTACCAATGCCTACTTCCCAAACATTCGCAACGGGATCTTGGATTACATAATACGTGGAGTTCCCGTTTCCTACACCAGAGACAAAGGTCTGATACCCCGTAGCAGCGCCAGCAAGGTTAAGCGTCCCCGTTCCACTCGTCGTGGAAGTCTCTTGGACCCGGTCAGCTAAAACAAGCGCCATTAAGGGCCCCTATCAGGACGTTGCGCTCGTGCTGTACGTGACAGCTACGGTATCTCCAGCCGTTGTGGCCTTAGCAACCGTGAAGTTACCTTCACTATAAAGCGTACCTGCCGTTGATCCCTGTGTATTGACAGCACCTGTGCCCGTGACCAAAAAACACCCGTAAACCGTACCGCCCGCACCCGTGATGGTGTAGGTAATAGAAGACGCCGTAGATGAGGTGACGTTGGAAGGCGTGGTACCCGTAGAAGATGCTGCGGCAAAAACTGCCGTGCCACGAACCGCAGAGCCACCCACCGTGTAGTTGGTGAACTCAGCCGCATTGGTCGTAACCAGCGTGGTCATGGTATCCGTAGCCGCCGGAGTCAGGCTGACCTTGGTCAGACCAAGGAAAGGACCAACAGTCGTGTAAGTGCCAGAGGTGCGGAGCAGCGTATTCAGCATCAGCTCTTTGCCAGCAGCGACTACGAGGTTGGGGAAACTATCTTCCCACTTAACATTACCGTCCTTGTCGCGGCACACCACATGCCAAGAACCCTCGACGCCCATGCCTTCAGGAATAGCCACATTGGCTTGCAGAGAAGCTACAGCGTGGTCACCAAAATTAGAAAGTTCGTTACTCATGTGAGCCTCATCAATAAAGAATGACTGGAGCTGTAGTGCTCGTGTTTGCCGGGAAAAAAGTGCCGGGAAAAGTTGGGGTGCCGTTTGTGGAGTAGCTTCCACCAAAATTCAATACGAGCACAGAGCGATTACCCTTTGACGCATTGTATATCAATGCACCTGCTGTCGTAAAAACTCCTCCGGGCCATGAAGGATCTTCCCAGCTCGTATAGGCCGTAGTGCCTGAAAGGGTCACACCCAGATTCGTCAGTACCTGCCCGCCCGCTGTATATCCTGTACCTACTACCTCATTTGTTGAGGTGTAGACCGTTGTAGCCGAACTAATATCCGAGGTGCTGGTGTACAGCGCAATCTTGAATGTGTCACCACCCACGGTGAAATCGTGGACACCCTGTAGGAGCTCTTCCTTAAAACTGGCGGTGAGCGCTTGTGTGATCATACGACCTTGTCCCGAACCTGCATGGTCCTGTAGGCATCCTGACGATCCTTGCCATCACCCAGCATCTTGAGGGGGCCCATCGCTTCCTGATATTTAGCCTGATAAGTCTGGATCAGATCCGCCTCACCTTTCATGTAAATATATGCCTCTACAAGACTTCCCCATAGCAATACGTTCGGGTAATTCGTCCCAAGCCAACTCGTCCCGGCAGTTACGATGGATTCAGGATAGGCGAAATAATGCAGCTCGATGTTGTAATTCACATCAGGTGTAGGACCCAAAATGTAGGTATTGTTGTCGAACAGCGCGTAGTATTGCGGTACCCCGGTTACAGCCGGGTAGGGGAACATTTCACGGATGTAGTTCACATCCTTGTTCAGCATATAGCGATAATTGTTCGGAACCAGAGGCTCATCCGTGTTCATCACCGCGACAGAGAAGGTCGCAAGAAAATCTGACGGAAGCGACAGATAGGGAAAATTAGCCGTAGCTGATCCCGTAACATTCTTCCTAAACGCAGGCAACTGCACCGTGTTATTTACCAGCGTCTCCGTGTTCTGAACGAACGTAGGAATGCTTGCCAGAAACGAAGTTTCGTTGTTCTGGGTAAAATTAACGATGTTGTCGTAGAGCTGCGTATAGTTCATGCTTAGCCCATCTTGGTGCTGTGCTTATTGCCTTTCGTCGCTGCACCTGTACCACGTGTCTTGACAGTCTGCGTCGATGCGATATTGTTTGGGTAGCCAGAGGAATTAGGAATAAGCCCTTGCTTGTTGTATGCCGAAGCAGGTTTGTTTTCGATCTTGGCCATTAACGCCCCCGACCAGAGCTCTTCTGGTTCATAGCACGGCTCAGATTCTTACCGTATTTCTTACGATCAAGGGAGGTAGGCCCACCCTTCTTCAGACCTTTCAGGTCAGTCTTCTTACCGCCGTGAAGCTGCTTGTCGTGCGCAGAAAATGCCTCTTTTACCATTTTCTTGTCTTGCGCTACATCGTCGTGTTTAGCCATGATATTAAATCTCCACAGTTGTTGCTAATCGTGCTTCCCGTTCGCGCTGTCTTCGCATTTTCTGCGCTTCTGAGCGTTTCAATCTAGTGTCTTCTGAATCCGGTGCGCGCTTAATCCCAGTAAGCTTAGCTGCTATTTTAGCCCTAGTAGCCTTGCTCCGCTTAGTTCCATACTGAGGATGGTTTTCCTTTTGTTTCGCGGCGGCTAAATTCGCTCGATGCTCCGTACTAAAAACCATTCCCCTACGGGACTCAGCTATCTTGCGTTTATGTTCCGCTGTAAATACAACGCCTTCATGGAAACCATCCCCTCCGGGGCTTATATTGTATCCGTTGTGCTGAGTGCCAACTTCACTAATGAGAAACTGTTCAAGTTCACAAGCATCTTCTCGCGAAATGCACCAATGAATGACCGATAGCTCAAAAACATCGACTCCATACTTCGCTATGGCTCGACTTAGCGCCCAATTTTGCGTAGGTGCGGCTTTTACGTGCTGTCTCCACCGCCTAGCTGGATCACAAGTGATTCCAAAATATAGCCTACCATTTAAGGTATTCTCTATTTTGTACACCGCTACTTCAGTCATCTAGGTGCCTCACAGAATGGCATTGCCCGGAAGCGGAGGAACGATCACGACACCGGGGGTTACAGAAGTGAACGCCGTAATTCTAACATTGTTCAGGTAAGTGGTTACCTGCTGGGTAGCCACAGGGTTAAAAGCAAAATCGCTACAGGAATCATTCCTATTTGTATCAGGACGAGGCTCACGAAGCGCCTGCGGGTCATTGCTGACTTTTTGCGATCCTATGATACCGACCCAGTTTTGAGGATGATCAGGGTCCCAGCATTCGGGGCAGACCTTTTCATTGATCAGCTTGCCCATGATATAAAACTTCTTGAGCTTCTTCAGATCGTATCTCTGCGCACAACGGTCACAGAAACCGAAGGCCCGCTTGTAACTAGCGAACCGTGTAGCCATTACCAACCACCGCCTAAGTAACCTGCCATTGGGACTAGCCTTATAGGAGCCTTATCCCTATCCTCATCCTTAGCAAGTTGCAACGCCTCGTCATAGGCGGCTTTCAGGAGCTGTACACGGTTCATATCCAGTTCCGGCTGCTTACGCGCCAAGTGATACGCTAAACCCGCTGTGAGGGCTTCATAGAAGCGAAACGGTACATCCTGCGTTGTAGTACCCGACTGCCCTGCGTCTTCAACTCTTCTGAGGTACCAGTAGTGAAAGCTGTACCCTGCCTGATTAGGGTCCTGCCACGTGTTGCTCTTAGGTATCGGAGACTGCCTATTAACCCACACCTGCACAGGGCGTCCTTGAGCCAGCTTGTTCGGAATTGCATCGTAGGTCGGAAGCGCAATGCGCGGAATTACCAGATCCGTCTGGTTATATTGGCTAC